CAGGTTTGACAAAACCAATAGAAATATTACCTTTTGAAGAAAACACCATTCCTTCACCGAATACTATACCATAATGGCTACTACATCACAACTAACACCTGAAAGAAAACTAGAACTCCAACAGATGATAAATAACATGCCCGGTGCGGGGCAGGATATGCTACGGCGTATGCTTACTGGTAAGGGGTATGCTGAGGGTACTATTGAAAAGCCTAATGTAATTGATAAGCTAGCTTACGGTTATGATAAGAGTCCTTATACTATCCAGAAGATAGGTGCGTGGTCTCAGGATAAACTAAAGGAGTATCTTATCGCTCGTAAGATCGAGGAAGATAAGGATAAGGAACTAGCAGAGCTTATAAGAACAGACCCAAACTTCTACGCTGCAACTGCGAAGAACGTTGAAGAAGTGCATGATCGGTGGAGAGACCAGTATGGTATGAATATGGCTCAACTGAAATATGCTACAGATAAACACGTTAAAGAGACTTACCCTGCTATTTGGGGTAGTCATATGGAGGATGACTTATCAACAATAGCTGGTAACATAGCTAAGTTTGTAGCTGATCCAACCACACTAATACCTCTAACACAAGGCTGGAAAGCAGCCTCGTTGGTTGGTGGTGCTGTTGTGGCATATGATACAGCTTTTAATCAGCTCTATGAACGTGGAGAGATTGATGGGCAAGAGTTATTTCTGTTTAGTGCTTTGGGTGCTATTGCAGCCCCTATCATTGTTTGGGGTGGTCGTAGACTATCCCATTGGGTATCAGGTAAGATACGCAAGGGAGAAACTGTAACTGAGGAGGAGTTAAAGCAAGTCTTCTTGTTAGAGAAAGACCCTCACAGTACTATCAATGTGCCACCCACAGCAGGGCAGACTGGTGTTGAGCGTGGGGCAGGTAGGCTCTTAACTGATGAAACTAAGCTAGGTGGACTGAATAAAATGTCTGCTGAAGACATGATTTCTATTGTAGAGAAAGAAGTCCATGCTGGTCGTATGACACCGGGGGAAGCTGCTGCGTTACGCAGAGAGTGGGGTATTGATGAAGTAGTACCTAAGGGTGGACATATCGGCCCACAGAAACGTATTGAACAACAGAAAAGATTAGCTGCTCCTGAGTGGGAAGTAGACCAACGTATGAAGGGTGTTAACTTTAAACAGTTAGCATCTGAGATAAACAGAGTTAGTCATGAATCTAAAATACGCCCACCCGGGCCACCTACTAGAAAGCAGTTTGATGAGCTAGCGTCTGCATATAAGTCTATGGAGAAGGTAATAGAGCCTCCTGTTAGGAATCCTAAGACAGGTAGGTTTGAGAGTGCAAACGCACCACGTAGAGACCCTGTAACAGGGCGTATGCGTGTGGGCAAAGACAAGCGTAACTATTACACCATGCCTTCACTTAAGTCCTTGTTCCAAGGCTTTACAGCCAAACAAGCAGAGGCTTTACGGATTAAGTCAGGTAAGAAGTACCTGCGTAAAGAAGTAGAGGACATGCATCAGCTTAGAGGTAAGGAAATAGAAGTCCTTACTGCTAGGATGAATCGTAGCGAAGCAGAGCATAAGGCTCTTATTAAAGCTATGAAGGAAAGAATAACTCCTGATACTGTAATGAAGCTACTGAATGGTGCAGGTCAGGGTGGTTATGCGGAGGGATTATTGTTACAACACATATCTGGTGGTTTAGCAGGTGGACTCGCGGGTTTATATCTAGGTGATGCAGAGATGGCCTTCTTAGGTATGATAGCCGGAGGGTTTGCTCCTATCTGGATACCTAAACTATGGGGTGGTGTCGGTCGCTTAGATGAGACATTCTTAAGTAAGAAGTGGCGTATGAACGCTGAGTCAGCTAAACATTATACCTCACCTGAGACTTTCATTAGAGCAATCCCCGGTATAGGAGATAAGGTAGCCGATAGGTTACATGAGTTTGGTATCTACAAGACTCGTATACAATCTCTGTCACTACATGCTGTAGAGAATCTGATAAGACAAATACCAGAAGGATCAATACCTCACTTCATCGGTGCGATGCAGACGGGTGTTATGACTGGAGATAAAGTAGTTGATAAGGCTGTTGTTAAGACTCAGACTATGTTCAAGAACTTTGCTAGGATGGCGCGGGCACATAAGATTATTAATGCGGGCAAGTTTCAAGCTATGATGGATGCTAAGTACTGGCCTCGTATATATAACCAACCCTTCTTAGAGACTAAGGAAGGTAGGGATATGTTTATAAACCTCCTGACTAAGGAAGGCTTTAAGCAGAAAGGTCAAGGTGAAAGAATACTTGGTAGCCTACTACGAGCAGAGGAGAAACACGTTCCTCAGTTCAAGATGCGTAAGAATAAGGCAGGTGAAGTAACCTACATACTAGACAAGAAAGCAGCGGATAGAGTAATGCTGCGTAGGATGAAGGTATCTATGAGCAAGCGTTCTACTCATATGGACTACGAAAGAAAGCTAAAGGTATCAGATGAGACTGTGTTACAACGTTTCATGATACAAGACCCACTAACTGTAATCACAGAGTATGGTCATGACGTAGCTACTCGGCTGTCAGCAGCCAGAAACTTCGGTCCTAATGAAGAAGTGATAAAAATACTAGCCAACAGCAATTGGGGTAAGAACCCAGCTAATGCTAGAGACCTAGACTATATACTAGATACATTCTACACAGCACTAGGAGACAGCCGTGCTGCCTCTGTTGCCAAGCAGATTAACATATCTGATAAGAGTAGGCATGTACTAGGTTCTATTAACTCCTTCGAGACACTTAAGCTGTCACTAGCTCAGATACTTAATATGACACAGGCTACTGTGAATGGTATGACCTTTGCCTCCAAGCATGGGGCAGGGACAGCCATCAAGACTTATGCTAAAGGTTTAAGGGATGTGTTTAGTAAAGAGGGTCAGGACTTTGCAGCACGATCTGGTGCAGCCCTAGAAACCACTATCATGAGTATGATTACAGAGCACTCAGCTAACGCTACAGTGTTAGGTATGTTTGGTAAGGGTGAATTTAAGGGAGCTATGTCTTGGTTGAATACTCTTAATAATCCTTCTAAGTTCTTAAAGAACACAGGATTTATGGACATTGAGATGTTCCAGAGGAAATTAGCTGCTAACCAAGGTAAGGCACTGTTCGAGGAAGCAATGGAGCATTATGCTGCTGCAACTAGTGGCAAGCTAGCAGGGCCTCAAGCTAAGTCTATGAAGAAGAAGGCTATAAGGATAGCTAAAGACTTAGGTATGTCGGAAGATCAACTTGTAGCTAGGTCACCAGAACAAGCTATGGCTTCACTGGAGATAGCAGGACTGGAGTTCTCTAACCGAATCAACCACACTAACAACTTCGACAGACTCCCCGCCTCATGGCGTGGACCGTATGCCCGGGTAGCGTTAAAGTTTAAGTCCTTCATGTTCCATCAAGGAGCATTTATTAAGGATAACGTGTTAGCCCCTGCTCATATGTTTATGAAGACAGGTGGTAAGGACGGTAGCCTAACACCTATAGCTGCATACGTTGGGGTGGGTACTCCGATGGGTATGACTTCAGATCAGATACGGAGGATGTTAGCTCAAGACGATAGAGAGCTTACTATGACTGGTAGGATGCTGAGAGGTATATCAGCAGTAGGAGCTGCGGGTCTCTGGTTAGACTCAGCAGTACTATTCACAACTAACCCCTATGCAGGTTCAGCGTTTGGCTTGATGGGTGGTCCGGCTCTTAGCTCGCTCTTTGGAGCTAGCAGGGCTGTAACGGATGCGGCACTTGGCATGACTGGTAAACCAGTAGTCAGGCAAGCTATTAAAGACGTCGGTGGCGGAGTCCCCGGCAAACGTTTCTTAATTGATATGTTTAGGAACAAAACCCCAATGAATCTAGAGGCTATCTATGGCAACCAATAAACCCAACTGGAATCTTATAATGGCCTGTCTCGCTATGCTCACCTTATCAGGGGCAGGAGTAACAGGTTACACTGTAGTTAAGGAAGATATCAAAGAAAATCAAACTAAGATCGAGCAACAAGAAGCACAGAATACTGAACGCTATGAGAACATACAAAAACAGTTGGGTACTATCCTAGATCATATACTAGATGATGATGACAATTAAGTATATAGCAGTACATTGCTCCGCTACTCCTCCCACTATGGATATAGGGGTGAAGGAGATAAGGAAGTGGCACGTAGATAAAGGATGGGATGACGTAGGTTACCATGTAATCATTAGACGCAATGGTGAAATAGAATGGGGTAGATCATTTGGGGTGCGAGGCGCACACGTAAAAGGTTACAATTCTGTATCCTTAGGGGTGTGTCTCATTGGGGGTGTTGACTCGGATATGGAAGCAGAGGACAACTTCACGGATGAACAGTTCAGTGCACTGGATAATGTACTGACAGCCCTACAAGGATTGTTTCCAGAAGCGGAAGTTCAAGGACATAGAGACTTCCCTAACGTACACAAAGCCTGTCCTTCTTTCGACGTAAAGAAGTGGCTTTATAATGTAGTAGAGGAGGATTTTTATGGTACAGAAAGCACAGAGAAAACTTAAAGAAGACTGGAAACTTAGAAAGTTAGTTCCTGAGTTTATGAAGAATAACCCACCACCCTACCAAAACAGACGCAGGAAGAAACGATCTAGATAATATGGCTAATAAAAAAGGCAAGAAAACTAAAGCTCCTGAACACACTGACTTCTTTTATGAAGCCTATAAAAACACAGTGCCGTCTTCCATAAGAATGTTTGGAGAGAGTTTCTTTGGAGATATGTCACCCATAAACGAGGAACATTTCTCTAAGAAAGAGCTTAAACTTTTGCGAGAGGTAGCAGAAGACGCCGAATCAAGAGGTAAGTCTGAAATAGGGTATGGTGACTACAAAGAGGAAAAACCGTGGGCTTCTGGCTTTGATCACATTAAGAGTGCTATCTTTGACCCGGGGGGTTCTATGGCTAACACCCTTGGGATGGCAGACATTAGTAGAGATGAAGAAGGAAATCTTGTGATTACTGATATGTATGACTTTGCCGCTAGTGCTGAGTTCCAAGAACAGTCCATAAAGGATGGTACGATGCCGTCCTTACTTGATGCCTTCGTAGAAGCAGGGCCAATTGGCCCTTTGAATTTAATAGGAAATAAGATGCTTCCTAAAGGAGAAGGCAGACCTATTAAAATAAAATTACCTAAGAGGAAAAAGTAATGGGATGGTTTAGTTTATTAAGTAATTTGTTTGTTCCGGCTGCAAAGCTGATAGACAACTTACATACCTCTGACGAGGAAAAGCTCACCGCTAAGCAAGCGATGTTTGAACTACAAGTTGAAGCATTTAATAAGGCTGAACAGTACGAGAGCGAGCTGCTCAGTGCCAAGTCTGCTATAATCACAGCCGAGGCACAGAGTCAGTCTGTTATTGCGAGGAACTGGAGACCAATTACCATGTTGGTGTTCTTGGCTCTAGTTGTATTGGATTCATTCGGTGCATTAACCACTCCGCTAGCGCCCGAGGCTTGGACGCTATTGCAGATCGGTATTGGTGGCTACGTTGTAGGACGCAGCGCGGAGAAAGCTGCTAGAGTACTTAAGGGTAGGAACGCCCATCTCTAGCGTCTGTTCGTTCAGGGTCGTGCTTTAAACCCTCTTTCTTTTTTACGTTACCTATATAATTGTGCTTCTCAGGGTTCTGTCTTTCTTCTAAGGCACGAACCTTTTTTTCTAGTCTAGTAATTCTGCCTAGTAAAGAATCTTTATCATGTGTAGGCATTGAACCACCTCCGGCATAAGTATCCCACTATAAGACTATTCACTGTAAATATACCAGTGATTAGAAAGTTATCATGAAGGGTGATTCTCTCACCCAACACCATCCACGCTACAGTCTGCCATAGTATCATGGCCCACACAAACTTAACGAATGTGCTCGTGCACGTTTCTACCATACTCATTGTTTTAGTTTGTCCCACTTAATATCTCCTTTTCTACTAACCGAGCATAACCTGCTATGTCATGCCAGTGGTCAGGCTCCATATCATTACCTATCAGTATCCTTCCCATCTTGACACATATCATATCAAGAGCTTCTTTTTGAAACGGCTTTAGTCCTTTTCTGTTTCCCCAGTCTACCGCGTCCTTTAATTTGTAGGTAACTTCGCACTGGAGTTTGTAATCCCCGTGCGTGCTCCCACGGCTTTTTAAAGTTTCGTCTACTGCTTGTGTCACTATCGGGTTTGGCATCATTCTCCTCATCTAAGTCAATCATCATTGTTTTCATGTATTTATCATAAGCCTTATAAAGTACCGGGCCAAGCTTAAGCCGTAGCTTAAGGTTATGATCTTCCACTTTTAAGGTTTTTCTATAGTCCTCAAAGGACTCATCACTTCGTCTAGCTCTGGCTACCATTAGCCACACTCCTTCTGCCCTGTTGTAAGGTCAATGAAGCAAGCTGCTTCCCCTTCCTCGTTAGGCTCTGATTTATTGAGTACACCGTACCGCTGTCCGGCAGCTCTAAAGGTTGTACAACCCTTCGCTCCACCCTTCCACGCTTTAATGTATATCTCTTTAAAGTCTTCCCAAGTCACATCATCACCTACGTTCAGAGTCTTCGAGCAAGCACTGTCTACCCATTTCTGAGCAGCTAACAGCACCCCTAAGTGTTCATCAGGAGTGCATTCGTCAGCCGTCCGCCCCCGAACTCCAAACTCTCTAAAGCCATAATCTGTGACTGTGTGCACCTCTGCACCTGCATCAGTCTGTATAGTACGCTCGTACTCGTAAGAGAATACAGGCTCTATACCAGAGGATACGTTATCCGCAGCCAGTGAGATAGTACCAGTTGGTGCTATCGACAGTAGGTGACTGTTGCGTGAGCCGTGAGCCATGCTCCTTAAGAAGTGCTTGTGTTTCTTTACTGAGTTGTAGCACAAACTTACTAGCAAGCCAATCACCCTTAAACATAGGGAATGGCCCTTTATCTGCTGCTATCAGTGCGGAAGCACTATACGCTACGTTGGCTAGTGTGCGTAGTACCCTAGTTTCAAACTTAATGAAGTCAGGGGAACCATATACTAACCCCATAGCCTCACCTGCGTTAGCTAGTGCTGTGACACCTAGCCCCATCCTACGCTTCTGCTTAGCCTCAGTCTCCTGAGTAGTCAAGGGGTAGGTAGTCCGGTCTATGATGTTATCCATAGCCCTAACAACCACAGGTATGTCCGCCTCAAATCTATTCCAATCGAAGTCTATCTTATGTGTAATATTAGGTCTTTCTTTAAAGTACTGTACGAGATTAAAGCTGCCGAGTAGACACGCACCATTAGGTGGTAGTGGCTGCTCCCCACAGGGGTTGGTAGCCTCTATAGTCTCACAGTAATACAGGTTGTTCATTTCATTGATACGATCAAGGAACAGTATACCCGGCTCTGCCCAATCCCACGTAGCTCTCATGATCTTGTTGAACAGGTAGGTAGCAGATACCCTGTTATATACCCTACCCTCAAACACTAGATCAAAGTCCTTGTCTGCTAGCACAGCCTTCATGAAGTCATCGGTTACACCGACTGACACATTGAACTGTGTTAGGTTGTAATCATTTGTCTTAGCCTCAATGAACTCCTCGATATCGGGGTGATCGATTCGTAGCACACCCATTTGTGCACCCCGTCTGTGCCCAGAACTCTTGACGGTTTTACACACGGCATCGTAGATTTGCATAAAGGACACCGGGCCGCTGGCCTTACTGTCAAGGGACACAATGATATCCCCCCTTGGTCTGATATTACTGAATCCATAGCCTATGCCACCTCCAAGGCGCATAGTCTGTGCGGATTGCCCCGCACGTTTCATGATACTTGAAAGGCTGTCTCTAATTGTATCAGACAGGAAGCAATTAAACGCTGTAGTCTTCCTTGGACTACCAATTGCAGCCTGCACCCTCCCCGCAGGGAGGAAGGCTTGGGCTAGCAATATCTCTCTTAGGGCATAGAAATGAGTAGGGTCATCAGCCAGAGTATTTGCTACTCGACTGACTCCTTCCCTAAACGTTTCACCCCTTTGTCTATACTTATCAGCGTGTATCCACTTGGATACTGGCTGTGTTGGTCCTTGTTCCATTTATAGTTTACTCTGTGTAAGTACTACTTTTTTCTTATCTGCTAACAATACTGTGCTACGTCCACGAAGGGGAGTGCCACAGTCCATACATCTATATCTTTGGTAACTCTGGGTATTTAGATGCTCCATACCATTCTTTACTAGGTTTGTGGACTGGCAATTAGTACACGCTTCAATAGGGTCACCGTTCTTATCTACGATATCATCGTACAGTGCCATATTGGGGTGGTTCTTAATCCAAGGTAACAACTTAAGATACAGCTTAGGCAAGAGTTTAACGTCTTGCTTGTTGTACCGTTCCATCCTACGCCAATCAGCCTCATTACCTGCTATACAACCATTCCACAAAGACATACCTTTGTTTGGTAGCTTACTTCCTATTCCTAAGAAGTTAGCAACAAAGTCTAGCTTGTTACTTGTTAGCCTAAAGTTACGTCTGACAGTCTGTAACAAATCTACCTGTCGGTAGGAATTAGGCGGTAACATCTCATTGTGTAAGAAGTCCTTGTTGAGTATAGGTATGTCAAAGTTAGTGCCATTATAGTGTACCACTATATCTGCCACATCTAACAACCTATGTATCTTCCTCAACATAAGCTCCTCACCATCCCCGTGTATGCTACTAAAATGGACAGTGTTGTTATCATCCCACTTAGCTGCCCAACATAGTGTATACCCGGGTGAATCTATCTGCTCTATACTTATATTCTGTCTGAATAAGCCCCAAAAGCTACCTTTGTTGGGAGCAGTTTCTATATCTAAAAATAATATCTTCATACTGTTATCCACCACCTTCAAGTAAGTGAACCCTATCCCACTCAGCATGTTGCATCCTTTTAGTTTCGGCTCTATCTTCTTTCTCAGCTTTAGCTAATTCTTCTGGACGCTCAAACCAACAACCACAGTTACCTGACCATATATCACCGGGGTCATTGATTGTCTTACATAACATACACATAACTTTACTCACTTAAATTTCTCCTTCATAAGCATTTGTTTTAATATTGAATGGAATTGGGGTGGCACGTTCTTCTTAACCCAACGCGCTGCACCTGCAACCCCATACTCTTTCCCTACATATCTGGCTGTATCTAGCCATTGCTTTATTTTATTTGAATCATTAAACCTAAACGGTAATAATTTACCCATCTGGTATTTGTACCTCCGTTGTTTCTAAATTCTCTAGTATATCTACTCCACCCTCACATTGTTCAGCGACGGCCCATCCGTCATCCTGATCTTCTGAGAAGGACGCACACTCCCTTAAGATAGACACTAAGTGGTCTCTCTCAAGACTTGTTATTAATATCATCTTCACTGACCCACTCCAAGGGTATATTACCTATTGCATATTTAATGTCATGAAGATCACACCATCTACTGTACCGCATACTATGCTTCTTACTGAGCCAGTTGTCAGTCATGAACACCATTCTTATTTCATATGGTGAATACATAACTATATGACTCATAGCAGTTCTAGCTTCTGCTGTAAACTTCCCCTTTGTTTCTACATATATGTGGGATTTAGGGAAGTAGAAGTCAGGAGTATAACTCCTAACCTTAACCACATCCCCCTCTCCACACTTATTACATACAGCATTATTTATTGGTTGTCTGTATTTAAAACTGATAGGTTCATACTCAAAGTATATGTTGTTCTCTGCAAGCCTATTGGCTTGGTCAAACTCATACTTAGACTTATACGGAGAAATATCTATTCGTTTAGCAATAACAAATCCCTCCACTGCTCCTTGCCCGGCGTATCTCCTTTCCTCAGGATATACACTAGCTGAGCATGTTCAATCATAACCTTCTCACCTTCCTTATAATGATTTGCTGCTGTACCATACTTCTGCTCATACAGACCTAGTATATTCTCCACTAGACCCTTATGGTCTCCTGCAAATGAGGCTACTAAGTCTCTAGCACCTGCCAATCCAAGGCCGGGTTCCTGTCTAGTACCTGACAGCCCTCTGATGTTATCAGTTCTATCCCCCATTATCAGTTGAATAAAGAACCAATCATCTGCTGCTAGCAGGTCTATCTCAGCCCATTCATCCTTAACGAAGTTGTAGTGTTGACCCGGAATCATATGTAAGTCTTTATCTATACTTACAATGATAGTATCGGTTGTCTGATACATACCTAACAGGTCATCAGCTTCTACCTTGTTACCACACTCAGCATCATATCTCTCTATCAGATACTTACCGATCTTATCCCTGTAAAAAGGAGGAGGTGGTCTGCCACCCTTGTAGGGCTGTGTAACAGCTATCTTATGCCTGAATGTCTCTTTAGGAGATAAGAATATAGCCTTGTTATCAGCCCCTGTTTTCTCCATGATCTGACGTATACAGTTGTCAACAAGAAACTTACAGTTGGGCCACGGCTCTAGGTTATCAACTATATCCCATGTGTCGTAGTCCTCAAAGTCGGGGTCTCCCCCGATAAATTCCTTATACCAATCCTTAGCTAGCTTCTTACCTTCAAACAACTCGTCCATTGGCTTATAGGTATAGTGCGTCTTCTGCACCGCCCACGCCATACGGTAGACAATAATATCTCCGTCTATTAGTGCTGTAGTCACATTATCACCCACCATCCGATACCAAACATTATAAACACTGTCTGTACTATAAGACAGAAATCTACTATCTGGTGTCGTATACCTTCAAGATAACGTATCCTATCGAGCCTTGCTCTTGCTTCTCTATCTAAGATTGTATTCCTGTCTATAAGGAATTTAATCTGGTGTTCTAAGTCTTCTCTAGTCTGCATCTATTGCCTCTTTCACTGCATTACGCAGCGTATTGTCTTGCAGTATTCCTTTAACCCATCCTTCTTCGATGGCTCTGTTATAAAGTATGCCGTAAGCTTTCGCTATCTCCATCCAGACTATGCTCTCTAGGTCTAACCTAAATTCTTTATCCCCTGCAAGGGATGCAGCATCTATCTCTGCCTGTATGTTTGCATACTGTTGAGAACAGGCACTATCAACTCGCGCTAATAGCACCTGTACCTCATCCTCAAATAGCCTAGTGAAACCCATCCGGTGGTGGCTCGTCGCCTTCTAACATATTGAGTTCGTGCTCAGCTTCCATTACTTCTTCCTCTGTGGGATGCCTGTCTTTCTCAGCCATTAACCTCACCAGAGTATGCTGCGAAGCATTCGCTGATATAATAGCTCGTGGGAGTGAGGAGGTTTCAGCCTCTATCAGACCCGTCTGCATATTCTTTAGTTTGTATACGTCACACTTGATAGATGCGTCTGTCTCAGACTTACCTATCTCGATGGCATACATTCCAAAGATGAGTGGGAATTCTAGCTCCACTCGTCGCCCTCAGTATCGTCTAGTTCTACTTCTTCTAGATCACTGAATCCTACATCCTCAGGAGACCCAACCATCATCAGTTCATCATGACTATCAGGAGTGTTTGCTATGACACTATATAGTCTGTTAGCTTCCTCTTGCACCATTACAGTGTAAGCCTCGAAGCGTGTTGGTGCTTTACCTTTGATTGCGGGTAGGTACTCTCGGTCTAGTGCTGCGTTCACAATGTTGATCGCTGTGTTTAAAGCACCTGCCATACGGATTTGCTTCTGTGTTGCTATGTCCCGTAGGTCTTTGTCTTTCCAGTACTGCTCTTTCTGTTGATAATCACTCTTTCTTGATGTGGAAGTTCCACCACCCCTAGTGACAGTCTTACCTTCCTTAACCTTAATGGATGATAAGTCTACCTGTTTACCGTATTGGTTCTCCTCGAACAAAAACTTTACGGTATGACCCTTTTCAAAGGGTACGGGGTCTCTCCCTGTTCGATACCAAATGTCACCGATACAAAAAGAATAATATGTTCCAGACGATAACGCCTTGGAACTAACTGCTGATACTACACCTGCTGCTTCACTCATTCTATTTCCTCTAAGTTAAATACTGGTCTTGCCAGTCTTGTGTATCGTTCCAGTTCTTCTTAAACTGAATCTCAACCTCTAATGGGACATTGAAATCAATGCCATAAATTTTTCCCATATACTCTTTGACAAGTTTTTCGCCAGAAAGTTCCCCTATTTCTGAAATAATTTCACATTCTTTTGGGTGTACCTCCATTATTAAGCTGTCGTGGACAGTGTTAATGCAATAAGACTGTAGATTAGCACACCGCATAAGATGCCATTGATAAACCACACTAATGGGGACGATATCGGCTGTTGCGAGAGACTGCACATGATAATTACATATATTAGTACTATTAGTAATATATCCACGGCTAGTTACCTTTGTGCCCGGAAAGTAGAAGTCCAACCCGTTCGGACACCTAACCTTCCCTGTGTTGAGGGCTTCCATTTTCCATACGTTCTGGATGCGAGTAATACCTTCATGCTTCTTCTGGAAGGCTTGGTAGTACCGTACCTCATCTGGCGTACCCGATTGACCACCATAAAGCGGTTTAAACGTGTGCGCCTTAGCGTCAGTTCGTAACTCTTTGTAAACTGCATCCGATACCGATAGGGACGTAAACCTTTCCCCAAAGATTTCTGAGGCGGTGAAGGCGTGTGAGTCCACTCCGTTCGCAATATCCGCAAGCCCTGCTGCATCCTGCCCGTACCAAACAGCGACTCTATATTCGAGCTGAGCCTGATCGATTTCACCTATGAACCATCCTTCTCTACGCGAGGAAAATAAAGGCTTAAATATGCGTGGGAAATTCTGGAATTGAGCGCCGTAATTCTTCCCTGTAGATGAGAGTCGTTGAGTTGCGGTAACAGTCTGATTAAGACTTGCCGTAAGAATATGATTCTCAGTCTCCATAACGCAATCCGTGAATTTATTAAGGCACTTCGTAAGCGCAGCATTAACTTTTGAATATTCATTTTTAAGTCGTAAGAACTCCTTTTGTTTCTTGTTTTTAGGTTTGAGAGTAATCAGGTACTTCTCGTAGCTAGTTGTAGGCTCACCTTTCTTAGTAAAGTGCTTCTTATGTGTGGGCATCCTAAACTTAAGGTCATCATATATGACCACTCTCATCTGTTTTGGTGAGCTGGGATTAGCCCCACCTGTTATTTCATCTATCTGTATCTGTATCTTATGCAGCATGAGGGTGTAATCCTTATGTAGCTTTAACACCCTTTCTTTGTCAATATGCATACCATTCTTCTCTATGTCCACAAGGACTGGAGTGAGAATATTCCGTGTGAACACGGTCTTGAGCTTATCAGTCTTCGTTAGATAGCGCCGTTGGCTGAGAAATAGCTTCTCCGTGGCGATCACATCCTGCTTGCAGTAGGGTGCTATCCAATTCGAAGGCCACGTAGAGGGGCACACAGAGGCTCTCAGGAGCTTCTTCCCCACTGCACTTTTTCCCCCTAAACGTCTGCGTAGTAAACAAGCATCTAGGTTAAGCTCCCATCTCCTGTTGGAACATATAACATACTCAGCTATTTGCGTACAAAATGAAAGGGCAGCTTCCAACGGCAGTCCGCAACGTTCGAGCCACCCGTACTCGAACTTGGCGTTGTGTGCGATAAAGAAGTCTGCAACTTCGACAGCTCTGACAAGCTCTTTTTGAGAGAACTCGTTACCTGATTTAAAGTAAATATTAGAACCTTCCTTTGCATAGGGGTGATCTTTTCCAAGTTTATATGAGGAACAGACGATACTGTTTTCTTTTTCATAAGGGCTTCCTTTATCTATTATTGTTGTTTCAAAGTCCACGACCACGTAGTTGTCGGTCAGATATCGGTCGTGACTTGGGTTTTTTAACCACTCTGGTAGTTCGCTTAGTAAATTTTTTATATTCTCTCTCCGCATGTTCTAATCCCTCTCTGAGGTCTTTGCCTTTATCTCGTTTCTTCATTCAACTCTCATCGTGGTAGTGTTAAAAAAAACTTGTATAGGGCTTTTGTTGCCCGAGACTTTATTCTTCGCGAATGAAAGAGTACGGATTCCATCAATCTCTTGCTGTATAGTTGCACCGATTCCCAACATAAGATCAGTCGTACCCGGTATTCCAACGTTGCTGCCATAAATGTCTCCCCTACCGAGGATTGCTTTCCCATCTGCGCTATCTCCTGCTTGTGTTATACTTATTGATACAATGTTGTGCTTCTTAGCTAGGTTACGCATACCAGTGGCAGCGTTCTCTAGGCGCACAACCCCGTCCTTATCACCTGTCTCGATGTTCCTTATCTGATCAACCATTAATATTTCTGGTTTATGCTTCTGTATTAGACTCTCAATCTCGGGAAAAGTTCCCGGCAATAGTTCAGCCCATATCATTTTATCCCATCCTTTGGCTTCTGCAAAGGTCTGAGCCTTCTGATAATGCTTCCGTATAGCCCACTTATCCCTACCCAACAGAGTCACTAAGAACCTCTCTATTAGATCACTCCGAGGGTCTTCGTTGTGGACATACAATACCTTCCTACCACATTCAATGAAATGCCTAGCCTGATCTAAGGAGAACAATGTCTTCCCTAGGTCAGTCACAGCATAGATCACCACATGGTGCCCGGGTAATAGCCCACCCTCAAGCTGATTGTTTAAAGCCTCAGGTGTTACAGAGATACGGTTCTCTCGCTTCCTAGCTTCAAAGATTTCCTTTAGGTCTGGTGCTATAGCTATCTGGTTGTCTTCATCAGCCATAAGAGCACCCGACACTAATAGCTCTCGTTCATTCCATAGTTCTTCTAACTTGGTTTGTTTATTACTGACAAGCGCCTGTGATAGGGGATAGAGGGCTTCTCATATCTATCTATGAGAGTATGAAACATCTCGGCGTGCTTTGGGACTTCTCTTGACACGCTTTGTTTTAATAGTTCTACATCAATTGAAGTACAAGAGGTGTCCGTGTTGTAGAATGTCCGAAGTAACTTCCATATGACCTGCCCCTGATCGGACAGGTCCGGACATATTTTATATCCTTCTAACTGGTCAAACGCATTGCGGTCAAAGACCGCTGCGCTTATTATTTTATTTTCCATCTACTCTTTACATGGTCTAGGTTCTTGTAGTAGTTGATTCCAACACATTACTTTGACTGGATCAATCTCTATGTGTGATACCATAGTCAGGTGCTCGCGGCACGGGTCTAGTGGTAATGGTTTCTCAAGCATACCTGTTAATAGGACAAACAGAAGGATGGAGCCTACACCAGTACATACATACCTTAAAAGTTCCATCATGCACAGAGACCGCCTGTTATCAATGCCGCTGTTAAATACACGGCTGTTACAAGTATACAAACCATTATTGTACCAAAGAAAAATATACCAAAACTTTCTGCTATTTTATCCATTAAAACTCTACTCCTAAGTTAATATCAAATTCCTTGTTTAACATATAACCGTAATAACCCCGAGGATTACAGATGATGGTAGTCTCACCAACATCGTACTCCCAAGAGTTATGCATGTGCCCATGAATCCATACATCAGGCATATAGGTCTCTATAATATCTGTAAGATCAGTACCGTAGGCACTGTTCAAGGCGCTACCCTTAAACTCTGCAATGCACCGCATAGTAGGAGCGTGGTGAGTCATGACAATGATCTTCTTTTTGCTGTGGTGCTTCATCATACCAACAATGTAGTCTAGGTGCTTATAGTGCATAGCCCTAGCAATCTTAGTATCGAAGTTCTTAACAATCCGAAAGTCATTCATACTTCTACCAATATCCCACTCATACTTCCTATCAATATCACTCCAAAGAGTGCTACCAATAACAACTAGATCATCAGCTAACTCATAAGTATCATCGTTCAAGAAATGAACGTTGTGTAGCTCATGAGAATCTATAGCTTGTTGTATCTGATCAGCAGACTTGTTGAAGTCACCGTGGTAATGCTCATGGTTACCCATAATCATCAGTACAGTTTCATACAAATTACTAGCTCTTTCTAAGAAAGGGATATAGGTTCCAAAGTCTGCTGCTAACCCAATATCTCCCGCAAGTAGGAGAACATCGCCACCGGGCAATCCCTCCATATCACCTTTACTAAACTCTAGGTGAAGGTCTGACATAATATTAATTTTCATTATATACTCTCTGGGGCCTCATCCCCTCTTGACTCATAAAACTCATGAGCATCATCGTTAGTTACTTCTTCTAAATCAGCTAACCATCCAAAAAATAAAGATAGTTCAGGAAACTCCTTTGCAAATTCTTCAGCCTTTTTATCAGCCAACCAAGCTACACCACACTCAAAGTCAGACTGTAAAGCTAAGTCCATCCTCTCAAGTATTTCATCCAGTGTAGTTACTGTTTGGTATTCTTCTTCATCATCATCTTGTAAGCCGTGCGTCATTAAGCCACCTTTTTCCAAGTAACCCCATTCTTAATATCAGACATAGTACTTGTACCAACTCCGTATACTTTTGCTATATGCTTTACTGTACTTCATGCCAGTAAACCCTGTCTAATACCTACTACATTTTTTTCTGTTAACTTTCTCATAATTCTAACTCCTTCTGTAATTGCTCGTGTGTTAAATCTTTAGGGTCATTTGTTAAGCTAACAACCCTAAACGTGTCGAAGAATATACCATACTTCTTCTTAATAGCTATAGCCTTGCCCAGAGCATCTGGGTCTAATGCTATCACTACATTCTTAGCCCCCCAAGCTAGGAGGTTCTGCACCTTCTTGTCATTCAGATGTGTCCCTAGTAACGCAACACCTTGTCTGAATCTACTAACCCTTATAGCAGAGATTACATCCTCTACCAGTATTACCCAACCGTTATTGATTGGTGAGGTGTTGTATGCGTAGTGAAGATTACAAGTCTCTTTTGTCAGGTAGTGTTGAGCCTTAGTATATTTATATCCTAACTCAGACTGTTCCTTATCTTTAAATAGCTTAGTGGTATGACCAAAGTTATTACCAAAACTATCAAACAAAGGAAAGATATAACCGTCTTCACCAAAGGTTCTTCGTATACCATTGTTCTTTACCTCATGTGTAGTTAAGTGCCATAAGTCCTTCAGATTTTCTGGGTCTGCTATCATGGAGGGCTTAGTGTAAGGTCTCGGGGTAAATCCTTGTGCTTTCCCTTTGTCGCCAAAGTTGGCAGGAAGGGAACCGATCATACCCTGACCGGAGCAACACGCCCTGAAACAATTGTACAATATACCTTCTTCTATGCGAGTCAGTGAGAGACTCGGAGCATAAGGTGGGTCATTATCACAGAAGCAACAGTACACCGTTTTACTCTGTCCAACGGGTGTACCAAGTGCTTCCATTTTAATGTACTGTAAACTATTTATCATTGAAATCTAAGGCTTCGTTATAATGAGGGAGTTCAACGCACTCCCCTGTACAGTCAACCTGTTGACCGCTACAGAACAAGCATGGTTCTTTCTCTTGAGGTAGTTCCTCAAGATATACCGAGTGGTCCATAGCATCTTCACTTGTTATTCTTCTTATCATTTTTATTATTCTCTATTAGAGAAGTGGTCCCGACCACTTCCTATTGTTATAGTATATATAATTAAGAGTATATATTATACTCAATTGTAGTATTAGACAGCTAAATGCCAATAAAGTTCCCTAAAATTTACGATTTATAGTTATGCTTGTATTCTGCTAACGCAATCGCGGTCTTAAGAGTTAACCTATGTGCTGCTTCTAGTTCTTCTCTTAACCACGAAGGAGGATCATATACTCTTTCCTCTACTTTCATCTGGATTTGTCGGATACCTGATGCTGCTTCGAAAGCATTTGCAGACATTACTGTGAGTTTTGCATGGTTATTTTTCATTTCTTTTTCCTGTTTCTGTTAAGTCGATCAGCCTCGTGATCATACTTTTTTAAGGCTGCATAGTTTATATCACAAAGAGGGCAGTGCACAATTGCCCTATAACCTGTATTCTGTGCCAGTGTAGTTACTGTACTACACTTAGGACAAGCTACTAGCTTCGGTTGCGCCATAAACCATCCTGTACAACTGCGTCCATGTTCGAGCTATTCATCATAGGATGAAAGTACATCCACGCTAGGTTGACTACTTCCTCACCGTTAGGCATATCCAATGCCACAGGTATCTGTTCCCTTCTGAAGAAGGTAGGGTGTCCCTCAAGGGAATCCATTGCTTCGAAGTCCTCAACTGAGAACACTTCTACCTGTATAGGACAGATGGAGTGGTCTTTGGTTACTCGTGGGAAGCCCCATCCACCGTACATACAATAGTGGTGGATTGTACGGGCTGTCCCTATGAACTCAGAGTCACATGCCTGTGTGACACCATAGTTGCTCTCACCCCGCTTAAGGGTTCCGTATACTGCTACTAATTTACGATGTTGCTGTTTTCTTGGCATTAGCTTCTTTCCTCGTTTCGATTGTAAATGCAATTAAATTGCCCATTAATTCTTTGTTCACCATCATGTGCTTGTTCTTTGAGAACTCAACCATTGGTTTAGGCTTAGCCACATAGCTCATCAAACTGTTCCATGCCCCATAGATACCGGAGGAGTTGTGCACATAATAGTACTTGCCTGATATAACCTCTCTTTTAAGTTCCTCGAAGGAATCAGGTGCCATACACATGCAGTTGTCATACTTCAGCTTCATAGCAGGGAAGAACACACCTTTCCATAGACTATCCTTGACAGGTGCAGCCATCGATTCAGGGAACCTAGTCTTGTTCATCAACGAGACACAGGACTCAGCATAGGAATCCTCTGCTGTCACATTGAGTGGGTTACTATAGTGGAGTGTCCGGAGTAAAGCAGTGAAGTAAGATGAACGTACAATAGTCGCATGATACCATGCAGGAACCTTGATAAGAAAGCCACAAGTTTCCTCTGCATTACCCCAAGGGGCAAGGGTATTACCCATGTCCAGTTGTTCAAAGGTAATCTTAGGTACTGTACCCTTTAAGTTCTTGTTGACAAGACCCAGCTTCACCAAGACATTAGCAGCAGGTTGTTGGTAGGTGGTGATAACATACTTACCATCCCACCCTGTCTTCAAGGTATCGAACCGATACTCTTTCAGACCTATGCCAGTGTGAATGGTGAATAAAGCATCACCATAATACTCGCGGCACTTGAAGACTTGGCATACTGCATGAACCTCCCCATCAACTACATTAGCTAACTGTAGCTTATGGCGAGCTGTCTGTCCATTTTCACAGTAAGTTACCGCTGCCCATTTCTTTGTTACTTTTCTCATTAGACCTCTAGTTTCTTAAACTCGTTAATGTATGCATCGAATGTGGTGTTAACCATACCCGGTGCGGCGTTTGTTTCACATACAACAGCATCAAGCAGCTCATCTCCCTTCCATCTCGCTAGAATATCTACACCACAGAAATCTAGTCCTAGCGCGTTGGTAGCTGCCACAGCGATCTGATCTAGCTTGATATCATGCTTGATATCTTTCCTGCTAAATATCCATCCGTTCTCGTAGCTACGGATGAGTCGCTTGTTATCAATCCCTCGCTTCTCTCGTTCTTCCTTGCTCAGTAATCTTTTCTGAGTTACATCAATGACCCTGTTCTGGAACACATGGACTCTGTACTCATGTGTCTTAGCCCAATACTTAGTATACAGTGGGCAGTCCGGTAAATCGTCAGTGGTCTTAGGTTTATCGACGATAGTTATACCCCTTCCCTTAGTGCCACAGATAGTATCGCGGCACACTACACGTTTCCACGTAGAGGGTCTGTCCTTATGTTCGGAGTACTCAAGGTGAGGCACGTTTCTACTGGCAAGACGCTGGAACGTCTGTATTTTATTAGAGCTTGCCTTAACGCTCATCCAGTGATTGATTATACTAACTCCAGTAAACCTTAGCATCTCATGCCATTGAGGTTCAGTGCTGCTTCCATAGTTAATCAGAAAGTCACCCCTACAGAGTGCTGTAGGTAGCTGATTATACTTGAGGATTTTAGCACCTAGCTTTTTGGCAATTCTCCGGGATATTCCGGGAGTGCGTTTAGGTAGGGTATACAGAAATATCATTTCTTTTTATCCTTCGGTGGGGTGAATAGAAAATCTCCGCATGATTCACAGATGGGAACCATCTTCTCCTTACCATGCTCAATGTAAGACTTCCAAGTGATTGTATCATGGTCCTTCATGTACAAGTCATGAGTGCAATAGCCACAGCCAGACTTAACAGCAGCCATCCATTCGTCAAGAGAGACATTAGAGGTGCCGATTCTCCATGATCGATTAGCTCCTCTGCTGCCCGTATCCTTAGTGGAGGTACGGGCCAGTGGCTGTTTTTCTGGGGGTTTCTCCTTTGTCTCGTCGGTAGCAATATCTTCAATGTCCTCCACCGCCTCCTCGTAAGGAGTAACGATAAACTCTATCGAGAGGCTCTTAGGTTTCAGACTTACCACCCATTTGTTGGAGTTCTTAATGCGAGTGCATTGAGTGATTTCTCCAATGAGGAATATCTCCTCTATATCAGTAGGGGATATTTCACTAGCACCTTCGGCATCAACAATGGCATCCTTCCATTCCATCCACTCCTTGTGCAGCTTACCATACCTGCTCTTGGTAATGTTAGGCGCAACAAAGCTAATCTCTGGGAAGTCGGCAGACATACCCGTTATCTTACCACCCTTACGAGAGTTATCAGCCATCTTAATGTAATCCCATGCATCAGCAAACAGTGTATCACCTTTCTTATAGGCGCAGTCTACCGATGTGAC